GACTTTTTAAATAAACGGGCAATTTTTGTTTATGTGAGAGATATATCTGGGTTAAACTCTAAGCAACTTTCTGCTTCCATGTCTTCAATAAGAAAACTATATAGAGAAATAAAGGCAACAAACAAGGATTTATTTTAGGAGTAAAAAATGGAAAACACGGATGAGCTATTAGAGAGAATTAAAAATCGTGATAAAAAAATTGATGATTTTAAGCAGGTGCTTACGTCTATTCACAAGAATGAAAGTAAGACCAAAGTGTTGTGGTTAGAAATTTATGAAAATGCAGTGACAGATAGAGAGAATGCTTATATTCTTTTTCACGAAGCTTATACCACAATGATGAAAAGCACTGCAGAGCATATTGCAACAGGCCCTATTTTAAACAAATATCTTGAACGCATGAACAAAGCAAACGATCAACTGCTTAAATTAGCAGAGCTTGTTGCAAAGGCTGAAGAAAATTTAACTAAGATAGACCCAGACGATCTATTTTCTCAAATAAAGGAAAATTAAAATGACCGGCCCTTTAGATTATTTTACCGCCGCCACCGGCGATGGAGTAGAAGATCAAGGAGGTGAATCTGGAGGACGCGTCCTTTATAGGGCTGTAGTTGTAGAGATAGTTACTTTAGATTCATCTGCAGAATTAACTGCAAATTGGGGCGACGTATTAAGCGATATATCTTCTAAAAAATTACCTTACGCTCCTCGAAACTCTATTATAGCTCAACTATTCGCAGGTAATTTAAAAAATAAAAAGCCAGTTTTGTGCTATCCGTTTTTTCCTCCTTATTTGTGCTTTCCAATAAAACCCGGAGAGCAAGTTTGGGTTATTGGAGAAGTCGCCGGCACACCGGGCACAGAGCCGTATTGGCTGTGTCGAATCCCGGAAGATCGGAGGGTAGACGATTTAAATTATACGCACGCTGATAGAAAATGGCAAAACAAAGTTAGAGATGCTACGGCAGCTGGTAAACTTTTTGATGACCCCGCAAATCCACAAACCGGAATTGAGCTGCCGAGTTTTCCTAATGGCACTGGTAACATTAGAAATAGAACTTTAAATCAAAAAGTAAGGCAACCAAATCCGTTTGACATTATAGTAGACGGCTCTCCATCGATGGCTAATTTTACTAGAGAACCTATACCGAGATGGGCAAAGCGCCCGGGCGATACAGTCCTTCAGGGCTCTAATAATACTATAGTTTCGTTAGGCGAAGATAGAGGCTGGAAGTTTTGGCAGAATACTGAGAAAGCAGTGGCCAGCAATGTTTATCGCACAAATGATCCTGCAGCACCCCACATGTTGCAAAAGGGTACTATAGATCTAGTCGCCGGCCGCGGCCGCTGGGGAGTTAATCCCACTACCGATGAGGCTTTTGGCATGCCGCCAATTAATACGGCTCCTAGAACTATTTACAATACGCGCAAATGGATAGAAACTGACAAATATCCAGAAGCTAATGCATTAGATTTTCCAGGTACTAAAAACAATAACCCTCCCGGCGAAGTACCCCCAGCTATTGAGGGTGATCCAGATTTCATAAGTGATTCTTCTAGAGTTTATATTTCGATGAAAACCATGGGAGACATGAATTTTGGTATAACTCAGACTACGTTTACACCGGTAGAGGAAATGGGGGATATGAATCAAAAGGTAGACTTCGATGTAGAGGGAGAAGGTCCTTATATGGCTACATCAATGAATCCAGATAATCCAATTAGAGATCAAGGGCCAGCTCCATTTGTTATTGCAAAGTCCGATCACGTTAGACTAATTGCTAGAAGAGTATATCCAGCTGTCCCTCGCGAACTTGCTCATGGAGTCCATCCAGAATCTACAGTAGACATTGCTGGTAGTGTTCGCATCGTCAAAGAGGGCCTGCGCGATGATGATCTAGCAGTAATTTTGCTGCGACCAGACGGATCGATTCAGATTAGTGGTAAGAAGATTTATATTGGAAGGTCCGAAGAGGATGGCGGTTTTGCTGACATCACAGGATTAAAAGCCGGCACTAACAAAGGTCCAGGCGACGATGATCTGGACGATCCAGGCACGTCACAACCGTGGGTCAAATATCACCAACTTGAAGAGCTTTGGAATGCGCTCATGGATGAGCTGTCAACATTCTGTGATAACATGACTGGGGCTCCGACTCCCGGATATGGAAATCCATCGCCAAAGATCGACGTCGCCGTTTCAACACTGAAGACAAAAATCGGTTTGCCAGAGCCCGGAGACGGATTAAAAGCGAGCATTGTTAGGCTCAAGTCTAAGAGAATATTTGGAGAATAATTGTGGCCTTAGGTTCATCAACATCAACTCTTAAATCCGATATTGAGACGGCTTATAACGACGCTAAAGAGGCTGGTTCAGAAGACGGTGCCGACCCAGGAGCCGTCATAGCAGCTCTCGCCGAAGGAGTAGCTCAGGCAATTCACGATTATTTTTTAACTGCCACCGTAACTACGGAAGTTACTATTGATACAGGACAATCGGATACAGCGGGCGGCAGTACTACAAATGATGGTAGTGGTTCTGGCATTGGGGATCCGGATTCTGGCACAGGGGGATTAACATAAATGCCACTTTCAGCGGGACACCCCACCTTAAAGGACGAAATTGAGACAGCGTATAATGATGCTAAAGAGGCTGGCACCGAAGACGGTGCAGATCCGGACGCTATCATTGCACAATTAGCCGAAGATATCGGTAATGCTATTCACAAATATATGGAGACGGCCTTGGTGACAACATTTGTTACAGCGTTTGGCGGGCAGAATTCTGCCGGCGCTCCTACTGCTACAGCTGTCCCAGCGGCGGTAGTTGCCGCTCCTGGGACTGGGTCTGGAACAGGAGACGCCTCCGGCGCCGGCGCCGGTTTGGCGTTCGGCAGCCCAGACGTTAACACTCTTATAAGTGATATAGAGACAGCAAATCAAGATGCAAAAGCTGCAGGTTCAGAAGACGGGGCTGATCCTGGAGATATAATTTCTACTTTAGCCACCGGGTTAAAGGATGGAATTCATAAATTTGCGCTTACTGCCGAAGTTACCACCGACGTTACAATTGACGCTGGTCAAACTGTTTCGGGATATATGATGGTTTCCGGACCTTCCACTGCACCAGTGCCAGCTGCTACAGTTACTGGCACTGGGTCTGGAGAAGGTTCTTTAAGCTAGAAATATCTTGCAATTTAATAGTCTAGTAATTTTGTGCACGAAATATTTAATTTTGTATTCAAGAGTTATGTGAGGTAAAATTGGCTACTTATGAACGAAAAGATTACAATTATCGAGTCTATGATTTTAAATCAGTTGGTCAAAGTGCAGAGGCATATAGACAGTCTAACAGGTTACTTTCTACGGATATTGTTAAAAGACCGATTGGTATAAAAACACCAATAGCGTTAAGCTATGGCAATTCTGGGCTATTAGAAATGCATTTTGAATTACCAAATCAAATAAGAGATAATTTTCGCAATCTTTTGATGACCAATCACGGTGAAAGGATCGGCCTATATGATTACGGAGCTAATTTAAAAAGTTTGGCTTTTGAATTAGGGCAAAGCGATTTTGACGAAATGGCTATAATTAGAATTAAGTCGGCAGTCTCAAAATATATGCCATTTATTACACTAGATACTTTTGAGCCGTTTAACAAAAAAGAAGAAACATCTCAAGAGTTGGCTTGCGTGGGAGTTAAAGTACAATACGGCGTCCCCAGCGCGAGAATGATTAATCAACAGATTGAAGTTATTATTTGGGCCGCGGGGTAAAAATGGCAAAAAAATTAGTTAATAAATCTTATCTGGCTAAAGATTTTATATCTTTAAGAGCAGATCTATTAAATTATGCAAAGACGTATTTCTCAGAGCAGATACAAGATTTTTCTGAACCCTCAATGGGCGGATTGTTATTAGACATGGCCGCTTATGTTGGGGATACAATGTCTTTTTATTTAGATTATCAGTTCAAAGAATTAAATCCCAATACTGCAATTGAGGTTAACAACGTAGTCAATCACGCCAAAAACGCCGGGGTTCCTATTGTTGGAGCCTCACCTGCAGTAGCGAACATTACTTTTTCTATGGAAGTTCCAGCTAAGCAAAAAGAAAATGGCTCTTATGAACCAAATCCGGAGATGATGCCAACTCTTAAGGCTTTAAACACTGTTGTAATAGCTTCTAATGGAGTATCATTTACCTTAGATGAAGATTTAAATTTTGCAGAAGTAAACGACGATGGAATATTGCTTGCTAAATACGCGCTGTTGACTAATACTAATACCGGCGCTCCAGCAACTTATATTGTAGAGCGTGACGCACGTTGTCTTTCTGGAAAAACAGTGAGGGAAACGTTTAATATAGACAATGTGGCAGTGCCATTTAGAAAAATAACTATTTCTAATCCAGACGTGTCTAACATTGTTTCTGTTACAGATACTGAAAATAACGAATATTATGAAGTAGAATCCCTAACACAAAACGTTGTTTATAAGCGCATTAAAAATTTCGACCCCAACAAAGATACAGTGGGTTATAATTTCGAAATAATGCCAGCACCTTTTAGGTTTGTTAAGGACGTTAATTTTAATACTCGCTTAACAACTATACAGTTTGGCTCCGGTGATTCTACGGCGTTAGATGACGATGTACTTCCCGATCCATCCGAGTTGGCATTACCGCTATATGGCAAAAAGGTCTTTACAAGATTTTCTATCGATCCTAACGCTTTAATAAAAACAAAAACTTTAGGAATTTCTCCCAAAAATACTTCTATAGCAATTCAATATAGGTACGGTGGCGGTTTAAATCACAACGTACCGGCTAGTACCATTACGACTGTTGATAAAGTCAATATTCAATTTCCGCAAGCTGCAACTTTTACTAATCCAGCAAGCATAATTAATAGTTTGTCGGTTACTAATAAAGTAGAAGCTGCCGGCGGTGCACCGCCGTTGACTATTGCAGATTTACGAACTCAAATTGGATCAGCTAGAAACCAACAGTCCAGAATAGTTACTCAGCAAGATCTGCTTTCTAGAATATACACAATGCCAAACAACTTTGGTAGAGTAGTTAGAGCTGGATTAAGAAAAGACGAAAGAAATCCATTAGCTACTCAATTATTTATTTTAAGCCAGGACATTAACAGCAAACTTACATTTGCACCTGACGCGCTTAAAATGAATCTCAGCAAATACCTAAATGAATTTAGACTTATTTCAGATGCCATTGATATTTTAGATGGTATAATAATAAATTACGGCATTGAATTTACTGTCATCGTTCACCCTAACTCTAATAAAAGTTTAGTGGTTGCTAACGCTATTTCAAATTTGAAAAACATAAGTAAGCTTAAATATTTTCAAATAGACCAGCCTTTAGTAGAGTCTGATATAATAAATACTTTAATTACTACGCCAGGAGTTTTATCTTTAGTATCTTTGGCAGTAGTTAATTATTCTGGCGGCCGTGGCGGCCGTATTTATAGCGATTATTCTTTAGACATATCTAAAAATAAATTTAAAGGATTTTATATAGGCCCGCCCGGCTCTATATTCGAGCTTAAATATGCAAATACGGATATAGTCGGCAACGCGGAGTAGATTTATGTATTTAATTTTAACAGCAAGTAAAGACACCTACATCACTAATAAAATTATTGACAACAATTTTAGGGCAAAAGATGCTAATGTAGGAAAAGCTGGTACTTTAGATTTGTTTAAGTTATATGCAGAATCTATATCGGGCTCTAATACGTCTCCCAAAGAATTAAGTCGGGCTTTAATTAAGTTTGATCTTCAGCCTCTTTATAATTTAACTGCCTCAAATTTGGATCTTAATGCGTCTAATTTTGAAGTCAAATTAAAAATGTACGATTTGTTGGGCGGTCAAGCCACACCTTCAAATTTTAATTTAGTAGTTTATCCCTTATCTAAATCATTTGATGAAGGCATCGGTAGAGATGTTTCTTCGTTTGGTGATTTAGATTCTTGTAATTTTATTACCGCTTCTTATGCTACGGGGTCTACTAGCGTATGGGCAGCAAGTGGAGCTAATTCAAGCGGCTTATTAAATTCTCAAGATATTG